GTTGTAATGTCTGTGGTGATCGACCAGCAATCATGCACAGAACTTTCCATTTCATCTTCAATCTTCGTCATCTACTAATCCACTCCACTGTTTTAATTTATCACGTTTATGTTCAACACGATTCTCAATCTCTGTCCAACCAACTATATCCCACTCTTGCATAAGTTCAATCATACACATAACATCACCAATTTCATCTTTTAAATTTTGATCGTCAATGTCTTGTCTACGCAGTGCTTTAGAGCAGGCCTGAATTAATTCACCACACTCTTCCATTGTAATTACAAGTAGTTCTTGGTATTCTGTTAACTTTTGCATAATGTAAAGAATCCTTATTTGTTATATTTATTGTACTGCATTATACCCTTTTTGTCAAGACGTTTTTTATAAATATTAGTGTAATAAAATACAATAGAGAGAGAGAACTAACCAATGATTGCTGAAACCTTAGCAGGAATTGCTCTGGTCAAACAGAGTGTAGATTTTATTAAAAGTCAAATTAACACAGCAAAGGATATTGGCGAACTTGCTGGTGCCGTTGATGGATTGTTTCGTGGCCAAGACGAAATAGAAAAAGCAAGAAACAAAAAAGCAGGAGTCAGTGTAGGAGATCAACTTGGAATAAAAGCTGTAGCACAAGAAGTCATAGATGCGAAACTAGCTACAGAAGCCATGCAAGAAATGAGAAACATGATCGACATGAGATTCGGGCCTGGCACCTTTAAGAGTATTTTAGACCTCAGATCAAAAAAGATTAAAGAACAAAAAGAAGCAGAAGCAGAAGCAAGAAGAATACAGAGAAGAAAACAACGAGAGACAGAAGAGGCAATTAAAAATGCTGCAATTGTTTGTGCAGTCATTGTTGTTGCAATTGGACTGTTAGTATTTTTGTTTACTGCGGTAACATGATTTATGTGTTAACAGTATATGCTACCTTTGGTGTAATACTTACTGTGCCTACAGTTTATTCATCATATGAACAATGTATGTACCATGCAGAAAAGATTGAAGATCAGAGAAGATGGACTATGGATTCACCTACTATAACGGCTAAGTGTGATGAAAAATAATAAATTGACATATGATAACAACTCACCACTTTTAAAGGAAACTCGTAAGCCTCCTTTGAAGTTAGTTAAGTATCATAACTATGGTCTAAAAAAGTTGAAAAAAAATAAACTAATTAAAGGTTGACCAAAGTTCTATTGCGTAGATGCTCTTCTTCAATCAAGTCCTTAGACTGACCGTGATATGCAACGGCATGATGTTTCTCAATCATATAGTCGTTGATTGATTTGTCTGCATAGTTGGTTGTTCTCCACAACTCACCAAGAATACGACCATACTTGCCTTCTGCATCCTTCTGTGTCTTGAGAATGATACCACCTTCATCATCTAACATCTCTGTGATGAACTTCTTTGCAGCAAGTCCGTACTTCTTTTCTTCTAAATCTCTTGTGCGACTTTCTGGTGTGTCGATACCGAACATACGAATACGTTCTTTCTTTAACCACACACCAAAACCTAAATCAATATCAACATCAACTGTATCACCATCTACAATATGAACTACCTTACATTTATACTCGTACATAATCTTCTCCTATACTGCAAAACTTTCACCACATCCACATGATGCAGTGGCGTTTGGATTGATTACTTTGAGATAGGCTCCACCAAGTTCTTGTACATAGTCAATAGTGCATCCAGCGACAAACATCTCTGCCATTGGGTCAAGAACAAGTGCGTCTGCATATGGATTGCTCCATTGTACATCGGGCCAGTTGTTTTTGAAATCCCATACATATGTGAATCCACTACAACCGCCACCCTTGACTCCTAGTGTTACATAGTCATCATTGCGTACTTGATCTAAATATTCTTTTGCTTTATCTGTAACTGTAATCATACATCTATTTAGTCCATCTTTCCTTCTGGGGGATACAACCACCACCCTGTAGATATATATTTAGATGTAGTGTGTACAGGATTACCTCTGTGTTGCCATTGCCATCCAGCAGGGAATACTAGTCCTAAACCCTTCTTAGGTTGAACTCTTATCTTTTCGTATAGAAACTCTGTTTCACCTTCACCTTCTGGTATGTCGTTTAGGTAAAGTGTCCAGACCAGAACACGCCTACAGTTTTTGTAGTGAGACTGTTCTGCATGAAAATTGTGAAACCCACCACCTTTAGGATCGGTGCGTTGTATTTTTGTTTCCTTTGATTCTAATTCTAGATTACCTCTGTATGCGTAGGGAAATTCATCAAGATATGAAGCCAACATAGTTTTCTTAACTGCACCTATCTTTTGATATAGGTCAGAATTTATAGGCACCCATTTCTGAATGTCTTTTCTAGTTGCTCTGTTTGGATTTTCCATACGAGAATACTCACCAGATTTAAACCAAGTGAGCATCTCTTCGACCAGTTCATCAGAAACTATATTAGAGTATCCTCTAACAAATTCAGTTAAGTCCATTTGATAACCTTGCGTTGGCAATTAATTCTTTCATAACATTATTCCAGAATTTATATCCCCAAGAATTTTTAGAACAACGGTTCTTTGCCATTATAGAATTATTAATTAGTCTTTGATATTTTTCATTTTGTATAGTTTCCTCAATTGAAAATGTTGGTTTACGATACCCCATCAATTGCTCCCTGTATTTTATCTATTAGAATCTTCTGTAACCTCTTTATCAAATCATGTACATCGTTCTCATCTGCCTGATACAAATAACCATATCCACCAGCATTTTGCCATCGTTTGATGTTGTCTGGTTTGTCATCAACAAGAATGTTTGGTTTACCTGTCAAACGATTTATAGCATATTTATGTTTGTTTGCAGTGAAGATACAATTCTCTACCTCAGGCATATACCCATGTCTTTGTAACCATATGCGTTTCCAGTATGCAGAGTTGTCTCTGTCGCCACGCAATGGTGAAGAACAGATACCCCAATCACCTGTTGACATTGCATACTGCACCAACTTAGGTGCAGATGGAAACTCATTAATTCGATTAAAAAAGTCAGTATTGCGAGCCTCTACCAAGGCCCGTTCCTTATCCTTAATCGACTTCCAGTGTTTTACATTATTCTCTTTCGCAAGTAACGAAAAGAAATCTGCAATCACTCCATCCATGTCTAGGTATAGTGTCATACTAATTCCCATCCAGTGAAAGCACACTTGTACTTTCTAGTTCCAATCAAAACATAATCACCAGTGCTTGTGCTTCGACAAGTCTTCTCAGGCCCTACATAGGTAACACCTTCGTTTTTCCACCAAACTTCTTCGATGGTGTTTGTTTTCTTAAATGCAATCTCGCACATTTCCTCATCACACAAATGCGCTGGTACTTCTACAAAGGCAACAGTGTGTGGTGCCTCCTCAAAAGGAGCATGGATAACTGCAACCTCTTTCATAAAAGTCTTTTCATAGTTTTTCATCAATGCATCATTCATCACGCAGCCTCCACTACTTTGTATTCTTTATCCCACTGACCAATGTTGATATAGACATAGTAGGCAATGTCAAAGTAATCAATCTGAGCATCAGTGTTGTTATACCACTTAGTACCCTTCATCGCAGCAACCAGTTCGTTAAGAAACTGACCGGCGATACCAGTACCATAAAACTTTTCGATATGATAGGTATTGACCTGATGATAAACCTCACCAAAGTCGATGACACCTTCTTTAAGATTGACTTTTAAACCACGATGGTGGTCGATACCGATAGTACCTTTTACACCAAACTTTTTAAGGACTGCCTTGATAGCAGGAGCAAGTTCTTTCTTCTCTTTTTGTCCGATATATGCCATGATAAAATTCTCTCTCTTTGTTTCAACTCATCTTACTTAATAAATGTACCACACTTTGTAGGCAATGTCAACCCCTAAAATGCATTTTTTACAAACTATTTTAGCACCCATGTTTCAAAGTTCTCACCAGACCAACGATAACCTTGATCCATCTTGTAGACTTCATATGCCACAAGTGTAGTATGGTTTTCATCGAAACCATTGTCTATCCATTGAACTAATTCTTCAACAGTAGTGCCGAAAAACTCTGCACGTTTGTTTAGAACTGTCATTGCACCTTTGATACGCATTAGGCAATCTCCTCTAGAATTAATTCCATCTCTTTAACGATACCTTCATATGCCGCAATCTTTCTTGCGATTGCATACTTCTTCATTTTTACTGAAGATGAGTTACCACCAATCTTAGTCAACATTTTTTCCAACTTCTGGATTTCATTTTTATATTGTTCAATCATCTTATTTCCACTCCAATCCATAATCTTCAATCATAATATCCCGAACTCGTTCACGGTCAACTGTGTCACCACAGAAGTTTTCAATCCCATGAATCTTCCAACATTTCCGTGTTGCCTCTAAAATCATAATAGGTGTAGCACCTATAGGATAGATTGCATCAGGCACATTACCATAGAAACCTTCAACATAGGTGACAA